CTTTTTGGCGTTCCTTCAGCAGTTAAAAATTCAACGGCTTCACCTGATAATGGAGAAGGCGTAAAGGATTATTCAAAAAACTTGGGATATATTACGGCCATAATAATAACAGCTTCAGTTGCATTTGGTGCAATGGAAATTGAAAGTGCTGAAAAACTTTTTAAACTCTTAACAAAATTTAGTTTTTGGGGTTAAACGCTTTGTTTCTTTGGCTTTGTTGCCGTTTTTTGTTTAGTTTTGCACCTCTTCGGGGGTGCTTTTCTTGTTTAGAATCATTCTAAATTACTACCAATTGAACAAATAAATCATTTTATTTATTGTTTTTTCATTGCTTTGGGCTTAACTTTATCAAAAAATAACTATGAAAAAAACAACTACAAAATCAAAGTTCTTGCGGGCTGATTTTACAACCTATGAAGTTAAAACTTCAGGCGGTAAAGTTAAGAAACTGGAGCTTCAAGCAAAGAATCAAAAAGATATTATTCACTTCTTTATAAAAATAAACGGTTACAGTTTAGGCGCAATTGCCGAACAGTTGCAGAAATCGCAAACTTCTTTATTTAGAACTTTAGAACGTGAAAACTTAGATTACCAAGATTTCTTGAAAATTTATGAAATAGCAACTGGAAAAGAATACTTAACAGGGCTTGATTTTATTGACGATTTAAACGGGCTTTATACTTTGAAGCTTAATCAAGTAGTTGATTTATTAGAAGCCGAAGAAACGCCCTTTGTAATTGGTTGCGGGGCTTATTTATACAGACTAACAAACAAAAACAAATAATATGGAAAGCAAAACAAAACTATTCAAAGCCCTTGCAGATTTTCAGCAAGAAGTTCCTGCAATTTATGAAGGTTCAACTGGTTACGGTTACAAATACGCAGATTTAAAACAAATACTTGCTGTTATTAATCCGATCCTGAAGAAGCACAAACTGGGGTTCACTCAATTGTTAAACAATTCAAGCCTTGAAACTATTGTTTTTCATACTGAAAGCGGTGAAAACATATCTTCAAGCGTTGAAATACCGCAAGAAGTTACTTTAAAAGGAATGAACGCCTTTCAAGTTTTAGGTTCAGCGATTACATATTACAGAAGATATTCTTTAAGTTCAATCTTGGGGCTTGTTACTGATTCGGACAACGATGCAAGCGCACCGAAAGCAAAACAGCCTGTAAAAGTTGCACCTGTTAAAAAAGCAGTTGCTAAAGTTGCACCTGTTAAAAAAGCAGTTGTTAAGCTTTGGATTACAGATGAAATTTTTGAAAAGTGCAAGGCGTTAAATGAAAAGCAACTTGAACAGGTTTTTGATAAATACCAATTCAGAAAAGAAGAACAGGAAGAAGAACTTCAAGAACTTTATAATCAATTAAAATCAAACAATTAAATTTTACAACTATGGTATTACAACACGAAGGGGCTTTAATAGTCTTAAAAGATGCTGAAAAAATCAGCGAAAAATTCACAAAAAGGGAATTTGTAATTGAAGATTCAAGCCAATACCCGCAAAAGGTAAGCTTTCAATTAACGCAAGACAAATGCGATTTACTTGATGTTTTTAAATTGGGTGATTCTGTGAAGGTTAACTTTAATTTAAGGGGGCGCGATTGGACAAGCCCGCAGGGTGAAATTAGATATTTCAACACGCTTGAAGCTTGGAAAATTGAATTAATACCTTCTTCAGAACAATTTGCACCGATTGCAAAAACAACTATTATTGAAGATTTAGAACAAGATCAGCTTCCTTTTTAATTAATCAGGGGTTGATTAATTTCAACCCCTTTAAACTTTACAAAATGCAATTAAAAATTGAACAAAACGAAGATAATATTCACGAACTAATTAACGCCTGTTTAATAGCAAAAAAGAAAGGGTTTAATTCCTTTTCAATAGATGCTTCAGATTTTTCAGGAATTGTTTTTGACTTCAAAAGAGTTTCAACAGAAAAAGAACGTTTAATTCAGGAAGTAACAAAGGCCCGTGAAGAATATGAAGAACTAAAAAGAGAATTGAAAGAACTGGGTTAAACTTTAAACAGTGTAAAAACCTTTAAAAACCCTGCATTCATTAACTTGAACGGGGTTTTTCTTATTTAGAATGAATCTAAATAAACACCAAGCGAACAAATAACGCATTTTTTCACTTGTTTTTGTCACGTTCTGCCGTACCTTTAGAAAAAAAACGCCAAACATTATGAAGATTCAAGCAAGAAATTTAGAAGTAGGACAAACAATAAAAGTTAGATCAATTGACTCTATAGATTTAAACAGGGCAGAATTACAAAGAAGTTGGGACGTTATCGAATACGGTGAAGAAGCAAGATTTACGGCAACAACTGCAAGCCCTTTGAAAAAATCACCAACTTTTAAAATATTAGCTATTGAAATTAAAAACGCAGGTTCTTACCTAGCTAATTATAAAAGAGTAAATAAAAAATGCGTTCACGTATTCGTTGAAGGAATGACAGAAGCAATTGTTTTTACAGCAGGTCAAAAAGTTTTATTAATAGATTAATTAAAGCCCCTCGGGGCTTTTTACAAACCCAATAAATTAAACAAATGAAACAATTAATTATTAAAGCAATTTTAAGGCTCAAAATTAAAGGCCAATTTGATATAATATTGAAAGATATTTTTGAAGAAATTAAGCTTATTAAAAACGAATTATAAACAATTAAAACAAAAACAAAATGGCAACACTTTACGAAATTCAAAACGATTTATTAAACCTATTTGATCAAATCGAAGAAGCAGAAGGCGAAATTACAGAAGAACAATCTGAACAGCTTGAAATTGCTGAAGGGCAACTTGAAAGCAAATCAATTGCTTATTATTCAATTATCAAGAAAGAAGAAGGAACAATTTCTTCAATAGATGATGAAATTAAGCGTTTAACAGCAATGAAAAAGCGAAGCAATACATTGATAACAAATTTAAAAGGAAGGCTTTTAAACGCTGTTAATCTGTTCGGTGATGAAAAGAAAGGTTTAATTGTTGGTTTGCATACCTTCAATAAAAGAAAATCAACTTCAGTTACTGTTGAAGATTCTGATTTATTACCTGAAGCGTTTATTGTTGAAAAGGTTACAAAATCACCTGATAAGAAAGCAATTAAAGAAGCCATTGCTTCAGGTGAAGAAGTAAGCGGAGCAAGTTTAACAACTAATTATTCACTTTCAATAAAATAAAAAAATGTCAAAGGAAATTATAAGGCAATTAATGCAAGATGAAATTTGTTTTTCAATTGGGGTTTCACATCAGAAACTAAAAAACAAGGGCGTTGATAGGGTTTCAAATGATTATTTTGCAATACTATCTTTAAGGGATAAAGAAGTTGCACAGGAAAACCAATTTAAACGGGAAACAGGAAAAGATTTTTACACAAAAGATTTATTTAAATGTTGCGTTAAGTTCTTCAAAGCAAACACTGAAAAGTTTAAATTAATAATGAGCGGTTCAGAAGGAAGGATTTACGAATTGAAAGCAAAATCATTTAAAGAATATCACGAAAATTTAATTAATTAATTATGAACGAATACTTTTTAACTAAAATTAAATACTTGAAGCAAAGCGCAGAAGATGGAACAATTAAAAGCGTAATTGAAGAATATGTTTTAAATTCTCTTTCCTTTATTGAAGCAGAAACAAGGCTTCAAACAATACTTGAAGAATACATTGCAGAATACGACCTTATAAAATGCGATAAAATGAACATTCACGGGGTTGTAATTGATGAATCAAAAAGCAATTTCTTCAAAGTTAAAGTTTCTTTTATTTCAGAAGATCCTGATTCAGGAAAAGGAAAGGCAGTAAATGAAGTTTACCTTGTACAATCCAACGAAACAAAAGAAGCTTTTGAAAAAATTGAAGCAAGGTTTGAAGATTCTGTTGTTAACTGGGAAATTGTAAGCGTATCAAAAACAAAAATTTGTGATTTCTTTCCTTACGTTGAAGAAGTGGTAATTGAATCAGAATAATAAAAACAGGGTAATGAATTACAACAAAAAAAACTGTAATTTGTTACCCTTTTAAATTAACTAAATGATATATAAAGCAACAATTCACGCGAACGCGCCTTCAAAATCTAACACTTATAAAATAATAAGAAGAAAAACCCCCAACGGTTACAAAGCAGGGCTTGCGAAATCTGAAAAGGTTCGAATGTTTGAAATCTTTGCGCGGTCCTGTTACAGTAAGGAATTAAAAAACGCGAATATCTGCAAGCCTTTCAGATTGGATTTATTTGTTTATTTTAAAACTTCGGCTTCTGATTTGGACAATTCAGCAAAAGCAATACTTGATTCTTTACAGAATGAAGGAGTAATTAAAAATGATAACCTTTGTTATGAATTAAATATGAAAAAAGGAGTTGATCGAAGCAACCCAAGAATTGAATTAAAATTAATAATATTATGATTGAAGGATTAAAAGAAGTAAAGTTTTTAATTTGTTCTTTAGAAGAAGAAGTAACTGCTTCAGGAAAGGTTTTAA